TTGTAAGTGGTTTTGTTGGAGCAGGCGCGAGCCTCACCGGCATCATCACATTACTACTGGTGGTATGGTTGCTTCAAACCAACATTTCCAGTAAGAAATAACTGGACCCGGACAGGCCACTCTGTCAACCCCTCTTCGGAGGGGTTTTTTGTGGCCATTTACAATTGTTGGAGTTATAATATATAAATAATTCGGGACTGTACTGGATTCGACGTTCATTGAAAGTTAATTGCGGCAAGTAAGAGAGGTGCCTGGCTCTTTAAAAAGGCACACAAGTCATTAAATGGCGAAGGTTACAACACCGTTGAGGACTTGCTTGAAGCAGCTCGTGAAGAGTACGACAACATGGTCGACTTCGAGAGCGCTGAGCAAGAGCTCGCAATGGCAGCATAAGTGCTGTCTCGACCGTTGAGTGACGCTTGATAGTTCATCGGTCGTCACCATCAAGCAACCGCAGCGATTGGCAGGTGTGACGCTGTTTAAAATACAACCCTGATAAGCTGTTGATTGCTGATTCAAATCAACTAAACTTGTGAACGACGCATTAACCGGATGTGTTAACGGACGCGGGTTCGACTCCCGCCAGTTCCACCACTTTCTATAATAAAACGTAGAAAACACGTAAAAATAATATATAATTATATAATGAACGAGTTACCAAGAAGACAATTTATAAGCGAGTTAGCTAAGACATGTTTGGGTGTAGGATTGTTGCCGCTGACTGGTAATTATATACACGCTGATGACCTAGGTCCATCAAAACTAATGGCACGTGCCAGATCAGTTATATATTTGAACATGAGCGGGGCCATGAGCCATGTTGATACATTTGATCCCAAACCCGGGACTGATCAAGCCGGACCAGTTGAAGCTATACACACATCAGCTGATGATATCATATTGTCACAATATCTCCCTACTATCGCACAACACATGCACAATGCAGCGTTGGTACGATCAGTTACAAGCAACCAAGGCGCACACATGCAGGCTGGTTATCTGATGCACACAAGCTATCAGAAACGTGGAACTATATCACACCCCACATTTGGTAGCTGGGTTGCGAAACTCAAAGGCAAACTCAACTCGACCATACCGGGTTTTGTCAAGGTGGGTGGTGGTTATGGTAGCCCTGGTTATCTGGAGAGTCAGTACGGCCCGGTGCCCATCATGAATCCACGCGCTGGGTTGGCAAATAGTAAAAAGGCTGATTACCTGACTGATGATAATTTTGATGCGAGATTGAACATGGCGAGCATTTTGAATAGTGAGTTCCGAGAGAAATTTCCAATCAAAAAGGTACGTGCTTATTCGGATCTTTACAAAGACGCAGTTCGATTGATGAACAGTAACGACATCAATGCATTCGACATAACACAAGAGCCTGAATATATACATGAACTATACGGAACATCTAATTTCGGTCAAGGCTGTTTGTTGGCTAGGAGATTGATTGAGAATCGGGTTCGATATGTTGAAGTGACACGCGGAGGCTGGGACACACATGATGACAACTTCACGCGAGTTGAAGCCAATTGCGCTGATATAGACAAGGCCATCGGTGCGTTGTTGTTGGATCTGGAGAGAAGAGGGTTGTTGTCAGAGACACTTGTTGTGTTGACATCTGAATTTGGCAGAACACCAGATATAAATCCACGTGATGGTAGAGATCACTGGCCCAATGCATTCAGTGCCATGTTCGCCGGAGCGGGTATCAAAGGTGGTACAGTTTACGGTTCCAGTGATGAACACGGAAAGCGTGTTGCAGAAAATCCACAAAAACCAGAAGATTTGAACGCCACTATCGCTAGGTTATTAGGTATATCAACACTCGATATACATTACTCTCCAAGTGGTCGACCGTTCAAAGTTGCTAATGAAGGTGAACCAATCATGGACATAATCTTGTGAAATATATAGATTTAACTGAGATGTGGCAGGACCACATGTACTTTGAGGTGGGTCAATACATCAAGCATGCCGGGTGGACCCCACGAGAAGTGGCTGAATTTTGTGCATATTTCTGCAAATATTTAGGAACAAAACAGTTAGAGATCTTGTATAAGTTCATATAGGAGCATAAATAATAATATGATAGACAAAGATCAACATCTCTTGTGGGAAGCATACATGGCAGAAAAAAAAGCTGACAAAGATCATGACGGTGATGGGGAGATAGAATCCTCTGAAGATGAGTATCAAGGCAGCAAGGACAAAGCAATCAAAAAAGCGATGAACAAAGAAGCACATGACCCTGAACATGATGAAGACGAGGAGGTGCAGGAAGAGATGGACAACATGCAGTTCTCTGCAATGGGCCGCGAGAATCCAGAACAGATGGTGTTCAATGCTGTGTTGAGCTGGATGCGTGCAGATACAGAAGGTTTAGTCACTCCAGAAGACTATGAAAGTTACAGCATGAGTGATGCATTTGATGATGCAAAAGAATTTATCCGTGACTCACTACAAGATATTTCATTTTCAGAGATTAGAGCACACTTGAATGACACAGTGAATCTAGGAGATCCGGAAGGGGCCGCTTTTCAACAGTCCGTTGATGATGATATCAGACGTGATGATAGCCGGTTGCAGGATGCACCACCACGTGAACCTGGTGTATGACGCTAAGACAACTCATACAACAGATCATTGAACTAGACAAGTTCAAAGAATTATCAGAGAAGATTGTCGAGTTACATCCTGAGTGGAATGACAAGAGTAAAGTTGAAGTGCTCAAGACATACAGACGTGTAGCACAAGAAATAGAAGATCTACCTGGTGATGATGAGCTCAAGGGACACGTGATAGGCATTGATAATATCGATAACCAATTATTCGGTAAAACTGAGAATTGGACTGATGTACATTTACTGGATCCAGAAGGTGATAAGTGGGCTATTGACATGACAGACTGGAATGGTCTTGTGGATTTAGAAATCAAAGACAATGTATGTGAGACGCTAACACAACGTCTAGCGTGTATATTGTATGAAATCACCTTTTGGGGAACCACGAGAGCGGCTGTGATTAACGAATCTAGACAATTGGAAAAAATTGCCAGAGATAAAGACAATCTTATAGAAGTTACCATGGAGGAATTTCTAGCAGAGGTCGATACTCTTAAATAACTATCTAGTTGCAAATTGCAGTTGTTTACTATATTATATAGTGAAATGACTAAGTACTTTTGTGGACCAAAAACTAACAATAGGTGGTTTTCTTTTAGGTTGTTTGATAATAACAGCTACAATGCTTGCATACAATAGAATTGAGAAGCTAGAAGATTTAGTAAGAAAACAACAAGAAACAATTGACATGCAAACCAAAGCGATCAATTTACGGAATTTTGAGAATCAAATGTTACGTAACATGCTAGGACCTCGCAATTGAAATATAAAGAACCGACCCCGGAAATATATAAAGTAATATACAAGCTCACTAAATGGAAAACAAAAGGTGAGCGGTATTTTACTGAGTTCTCCGCCCAAGGCGCGTTTGATGATTTTTGTTATGCATTTGTAAACGGTCTCGTAAATAGTAACAGTGTTACTCTATTTGATGTGTTTAAATATGACAGATACGCTGACAAGTGGTATCGTGAGACTGATACTATACAACATCTACCTGATTATTGTAAGAAACAAGGACGGAAGATTAAACTGATCAAGCAGTAAACTTGTTTTTCTTGACCTTGTCAGCGCTTGTTACTACTTCTACCTTGTTGGCGTCTGCGCGATAGTTTGTCTGGTTACAGTCCTTGCCGGTTTCTCTGACTAGGTCATTAGACTCCATCAAATGCATCGCAGCATTCTTAAATAGGTGACTATGACCGTAATCAACAACATGGTCATCATTACTATCAGATATGAGCGTCAGTGTTGCTCCAGTCCAGCTTGGATGTGCCGTGCCATGTGGACTGACCGAATGACCACCTCCTTTTAGATTACATTTGAATGTCAATCCTTCTAATAGTTTGCTGTATATTCTAGCCTTTTCAGTTTCATGCATCTCTACTGGTGCGGTTATGTGATGACAGCTTAACTCACCCTCGACATGTAAACCACCACCAATAACTACATTTTGACTTACTCCTAAATTACTATCCACCAAAACTTGACCTCTGTCACGCTGGCGTATGCTGATAATATCTGACACAATACTCAATCTCTTGCCACCATCAATATTAACTTCGTTCTGACTGCCAATATTGATTTGATCACCACCCATGTTGATCTGGCTACCACTAATCTCGACACGACCATAGCTTTTGATGCTGATGCCGCCAGCTCCTACTTGAACATTCCACCGGTTAGCTACGTTCAATGTGCTTGTTCCTCCTGGCAGGTCGTCAACGTGTACTGTTTCAATTAATGGACTTGGGCCCTGATTCACAAAAACTCCTTGCTTGTGTACAATCACTCTGTCGCGGAACATTTTACCAATTGGATCAGTACGGATACTAGGAAAATTGTTCATCACTAAACCTACGTTTTCAACCTTGTGTTTAGCGATGTTTATAACCTCACTACCACCTAGCCCTAACTTGCTTTCTATTGGTGCAAGTTCTTTCGTCACACTCTCGAGCAACTGTTTAAAATTGGTATCATTCTTTTGTTCCTCTGCAAGCCACTCACCTTCCATGCTGCTTGGACTGATACCAGATCCACCACATGCTGGACATGTCTCACCGAACACCATTCCGTTGGTGCCTAGATGATCGTTTGCACTTTGATACACATTTAGGTTCAATGTGAACAGTACTGTTGTTGCGTCTGATGAAAATCTGCCACGTGGATCAAAATAACCTTGAGCTCCATTTCTTAACGTTGCTTGAAAAGCTCCGTCATATTGTGAGTATGTGTCTGTCATGTTCGTTTTGACAAATGTATTGTGTTGTCGCCAATAACTGATTCTATCCTTGTCATTACAAACCGGACACGCCACTGGCTTGCCGGCTCGCTTTTGATCGATCAATCCGTTCTGACCAGGTGTACCATCAACACGTTGAATCTCGAACAACGCTTTAGTATGAGCTAGTGGTTGCATCACTTCTCTCCATTCCAGCATGTGATTAAAATTCTGATAACCAACCTTATGATAATAATCTCCTCTCACAATATAATCTAGATCTCGCTCGGTGTATATATTTCTATAGCCACGTACAGTGTCGTAATCATCCTCTTGTACTAGCCTTTGATTGCCATGAGATGCAAATTGTATGTTGGTGTTGTTGTTCATCTCTATAAACGATCCACTGTAGTGTGTCATTTTCAATATCTCTCTGTTGTCTGTGTTGATGAATTCTAATGTACCACCTTTTTGGTTTATCACGTATTTGTTACGATATGTCTCTGTGTTGTTGTTGAACACACGCTCTTCATCCTTGCTTATGTTTTCGTATGTACCAGGATAATCTATACCATGTGAGTCGTGACTATCATATATACCCTTCCAATCCTCACGCCCATGCATCGCGGCGAACATCACAGGTTGTAGTGGGTCACCGTCTTGAAAAAACACCCACACATGACTTCCCACATTCGGTATACTGAAGCTTCCCTTGGCACAATTGCTATATGTGTTAGGCTGATAACTCCATGCATACTTGTTTGGTCTGTTCACTCCATTCAAACGATCACCTACAGGTAATGATTCAAATGGTTTTGATTTGTCCTCGGTCATGTTGTCTGGGTCATCAATGTTAGTAAATGCATCATGAGTCCATGTCGAGTGATTTTCATACACTTTACCAGGCTTTTCTCCTATATGCTCTGTGTTCAAATTGTACTTTTTCTCCACGTCTGTTCGATGCTTATTAGGTTCTAATGTTTCACTGCGATTGCTGTCTGATATTGTGCCTAACTCATCATGTGCATTGTAACGCCCGCTACCAGTAGCTCCAACAGATGGCATGGCGTTTTCTGCCCATGGTAGTATAGTTTTGAGTTCTGGTAATATTTTGTTTAGATCACTTTTGATATTGTTACCTAAAAATTTAAAACTCTTGTCGGATATTTCTTTGAACCAATTGTTATATACATTTGCTTGTATGTGCGGTACATACACTTTGACACGACCTCGATACTCTGGATCATTGTTCTGTATCACTATACCTAAATACATTCCTGGATATGTTTTCATAAATTATAAAGTTGATTTTGTAAATCTGAAGGGTACTTGGCTTCAAATGCACCTTTAACTGCTGATTTATACGCGTCAATAGCTAACTTTTCTTGTGCACGCCGTTGATCGTATCCTATACTTGTTGGGAAATATCTTCCGAAAATTGGGTTAGGTTCACTTAGAGTTGTTATCCAATAAGCACCAACATTCACCGTCACTAACTCTGCACCGCCTACGGGATAATATTTACTTTCTAACAAAAATGCACTGAATACCGCCATCATTCTAATAGGATCAGATAAATCCGGATTGTCAGCCCATGAGCGGTCTCCTGCTTTTGTTTGACCACACTGTCTCGCGAACACGCCAGCAAGCTCCCGAATGTTAAACGTGTCTAGATCTTCATTCCAAGGTGCAATGGCATGTGGATTGTATTGATATGTTGTGGATATGATCAAGTCTGGATGAAAAGTATCATAACCATTCTCAATCGTACCATCCTTGTCTCCTCCAGTTTGTAGCTTGGTTACAAACTCACGCCACATCTTATCATACACATTCCACCGAGCAACAGGACTATCATCCGCTGCTGGAATTGTGACAAGATTTGAAATCCATGAATCAACATAAAACAATCGTTCCGGGGTTGGCGTTTTTTTAACTGTGTTTAGTGTTGGTTGTTGAGTCTTGGCTTGCACATCTATTTGGTCTTTGTCTTTTTCTGCAGCCGAACCGGTTGCTTTATCAGTGGCGTCCGCCTTTACTTTGTCTTGAATCTCTTGTGATTTTTGCTGTTTAAAATCTGAGTCTCTTGCCATCTTGGCACGATCTTTTCTGGACACATCTTTCATGGCAGTTGTTGCAGATTCAGTCATGCTTTTATTAACATCACTGGCTTGTGATATATATTTTTTTGAGCATGCATCATTAGACAATTTTGATTGTAAATCTGACATCTCACCAACACCATTGGCTTTACTCGCGATATCCGCTTTCAATTTGTCTGCCTGTGACAATTTAGCTTTAGGGTTGAGCGATTTAAGTTGACCTTTGAGACCACTGATGCCGTCAATCACACCATCAACTGTTGATGTTATTGTGTTGGCTATACCTCCAATTAACTCACCGACTTTACCGGCGATGTTTTCTGGGCTCAGCGCGGCAGCAGCGTTTTTCAAATTACTACTCACCAATCCCCCAACGTTGCTCATGGCTGAACTTAATCCCTTGCCACTAGCAGCGGATTTTATCTTGTCGATAGTACCACCAACAGGTGGTTTGATGTTGCTGGGTAGATTCTCAATCGACGGAGGTGTGGGTGGTTTTAAATTGTTACAGGACATGTACGGTATTATTTATACCGAAGTTCTTGGTTTTCACCGTTGTTTCAGCTGCTCAATCTCTTGCTTGAGTGTGTCTATTTGTTCTTGCTGTGCTTTAATACTCTCGATCAACAGAGGCACAATCTTGTCATATTTGACTGTCTTGTATTCATTGTCACCAGGAGCCGGCTCGATCACTTCCGGTAATACTTGTTCAATTTCTTGTGCTAGCACACCCACTTGCTTCTTGTCTTGAGATTGACCGACGACCTCTTCGCCCTTTTTATTGAAATTGAATGTGTATCCGTTTATTTTTGACAACTTCTCAAGAGGATTTTGTATCAATGTGATGTTCTCCTTGAGTCGTGCGTCAGATGCGAATGCCACTATATCACCAGCGCTGTACAGCGTTTTATTGTCTCTGGATATGTAGAAATGAGAACTACTATACATTGTAGTGCCTGAGTGCCACGTCAACCTATAGGTGTTACCACCAGAGTCGCTAGAGTTCACAGTCACTTTACTAGCCGTGCCAGCTGTAGTGGCTGAACTGGCTGAACTGGCTGAACCGGCTGAAGATGCATAACCTACTTGACATTCTCCATGAAAGGTATCACCGACATAACCTCGTAAATGCCAATAAGAACCAGTCCAGTGAGTTTGTACACTGTAATCACTGTTACCGTCCCTACGAAACAGTCTTGTTGGTCCTCGTGTGTTTCTAGTGTCTGAATTCAATGAGCTGTTGTTGGCAGTTGACACGTATCCGCTGCCCTGTCTACCATCCAACAGATCCGCGTCTAGTCCACTGCCACTACCATCATTACCAGCGTGCCAAATTGTGTGACCATTTGCATACAACAGAGTCTTGTTGAAGTAAAAACTACCACGATCAGTGTATATATGACAATGTGAAGTGTTTTGTGGACCTATGTCACAATATCCGCTGTTGGTCTGTATACGTATAGCATTGCCGCTACCTTCATGTATTCTGGTGTTCGTGTTATTAATGTATAAATTAGCTCCGGTGATGGTTGTGAAAGTGTCGCTTGTGTCACTCCTGAGAAACTGACTTGCTTGCAAACCATCAACTTTATCAGCATCTAATCCACTACCACTACCATCATTACCGGCATGCCAGTTGGTGTTACCAGCGATGCTCGGATTGGTGCTGAAATACAATGCGTTGCTGTTGTATGTGAATCTTATGAATCCTTGATTGGGCGTACCAGTTGTGCTGTTCACACCACCGGTGCCTATGTATGAACTTCCGTTACCGTTGTATGTCAAATACAACGCTGCTGTTCCGGATCCAGATATGTTCGCGGATTCACCCAAACCGATCATGGCACCTTGATTGGTCCAATTGTCACCATCACTGGGACTGTCCAGTATCAACACAGGCTTGCCTTTGACCACTTGCATGTCTCGTGTTGCTGTGATCGTGGAGTTATCAACACTAAATCTCTCGGATCCACCGGTGACAACCCGCCAGCTATCAGCTGCATCAAACTGTATGTATGTGTTAGTGTCCCCATCATGGATGATCTGATCACCGACATATATGTCTCTCACACCCTGCAAGTCAAGATCATGGAACTCAACACCACTGGACGTGGTTGTTAATCGATCATTACTTGCATGATACAACTTGGTGTACCCGCCTTCTTGCATGAGAATATGCCATTGATTATCTTCATCATTGTATATACCAGCAACCTCACCGTCGGTCATGAGGCTCCAACGACCTTCATTGCCACTGTTGCGGATTTGTATTCCACCCCAAGTACCGGTGGTGCTTGTTATCTCCAACAGATCAGCACGATCCGCACTCTCTTTGAGTTTTATGTCTCCAATGGCAAGTGTGTTGCTCACCTTGGTTTCACTGTTGCTCACTTCAAGTCTCTCACCACCACCAGTCACCACACGCCATTGATTCTCTGCGTGAAATTGCATGTATGTGTCACCATCACCGCGGTGAAGGATTTGATCCGGTACATATAAATCTGATTCGAAATACACGTCACTACTACTGTAACTATAGCCAAACACTTGTGTACGCGTTCCGGCATTCATCCGGTAGAATCCTATCCAATCGGCTATCTCACCGCTCGCGAAGGCAGGGGATCCATCACCATTGTAAAACATACCACCACCATATGCACCATCCTGTGTCACTTCGATAGCACCGATGCCTTGTGCTCCGTCCATGCTCGCCCCAACACGCAACATGGTGGTCTCACTATCCCAACCGCGTATATCCAATGCAACACCTGAGGTTTGCGTGTTTTCACGAGCGTTGATGGTCATGTGACCATTCTCGTTTATAGTCACATATCGGGTAATACCATCACTGTAACTTTGACTTGTGCCTAAATGCAAACGACTACCACTACCATGCATGCTCATGAACACACCACCTTTCGGTTTGGTTGAGTTGTTGTTGTCTGTTTGCCAGAAAATACCAGGTGTGAACGCGTCTGATGTATAATTGGTGCTGATCAACAATCCAGCGTTACCAACTGCATCAGAATATGTGGCGCGGGATGTATTTTGACTCTCTTGTATATCCAACCTGGCCAGTGGTGTTGTGGTACCCAATCCAGCACGACTGTTCACAAACAGATGGCCCACACCAACTTTTGCGTCTGGAGTAGTGTTCACATTTGTGCCGGCTCGCGAAAATCTGAAGTGACCATATTCACCATTATCACCACCTGTCGGATAATATCCAAAATCTCCCCAACCGGTGTTGTTTCCATTGAAACGTATGTTACCGGAATAGCTGTTGGCTCCAAAACCAGCTGTGTCAGAATTTGTTCCAATGAACATGCTCACTGTGTTGGCTGGTGTGTCCAGATACAACGGGGTGTTAGTGGTGGAGCTCGAACTTGTACCGGTTCTCGGTACAATGTGCAACGTGCCAGTGGGTGTGTTGGTTCCGATGCCGGTCTTGCCGTCACCTTTCACATACAATCCGTAATGCGTGGTGTGGCCCTCTAGATATGCAACATAACGACTAGCAGCAGCATTTGGCATCAAGCTCAAAATACCACCACCCGCGGTGGTGTGATCATTTCTGAAATAACCTGCGTATTTATTTTCATTGGTGTACACATGTAGCTTGTTTGTTGGATTGGTATTCACACCCACATCTCCAGTGGCACCATCGATGATTATCCGGCTTGTTGTTCCTTGTGTTCTGATGTGTACATCCTCATTACTTGATGTGCCGATATACAGTGGTGATCCGGAAGAGACAATCTCGTTACTATCAATACCAATACCATCTGCGACGGTACCGGCCAATATCCGTGAGTTGCTTAAATTTGTACCAGCAATAGTGCTTGTGGACTGAAGAACTTGCAAACTAGCTTCTGGTGATGTTGTACCGATACCCACACGACCATCTTGTTTTATCGTGATCTTCTCGGTGGAGCTACTAGCAAAGTCATTTGTTGTGAAAAACCCGAGTTCAGATCCATATGAATCAGTGTCGAAATCTTTTGTGGCACGAGCATGTATACCAGCGACATCTACCACACCATGGTGAATGGCACTTTCACTAGAAGTGAAGCCTATCATTCCCATGGGTTGTGGGAACGATGAACCAAACGCTTGTTCTGGTCCTTCAAGTATGAACTTGACTGGGTCTCCACCAGGAGCACTTGTCATGTTTCTCACATGCAACTCACCTTGTGGATTTGTGGTACCTATACCCACATCCGGGCTGTGTATGATGGTCAAATCTTTTTTGATCGTCATCATCAATTGACCGTTTAACCCTTCCGGGTCATTATCAATACCCACAAACGCTCTCAACGCATCAGGATCACCAGGATAATCACTACCGCTGATATCATTGAGTGCAGTCCAGAATGTGTCTCTATCGATATCAATAACACCACCCAAACTACCCCAAGAGTTCCCAGGACCAAATCCCTCGAATGTTTGATACTCATGATTGTATCTGATCGTACCATACATTGCTGAAAAATCAGCAGTGTATTTGTCTCCAGTAATACCATAATCTCCACTCACTGGACGTTGTGCTGTAGTACCAACAGGTATTCTTATGCCGTCATGATCATTTATGTACACACTGGTGTGAGGGTTGTTGGTTTGAAACCCTACATTGCCGAGATCCTCAATATACAGAATGTCGCGACCATCGTCTCTAAACGTGGCTATCGGTTGAATACCAGTCTGATTGACAGTTAGTGCAGGACCGGTGCCTTTGTTTGTTATGTCAACCGCACTTGTCATGTGCACGAATGTGTCCACTTGATTCACGTTGCCTTTCACCCACAAATCACCTTCAATATGTGCGCTACCAGCGATGTGCAATGTGGTGTCTGGTACGTTGGTTCCTAATCCTACACGACCGTTGTTTGAATTCAAGAAAAACGCATAATTTGGATTGTGTGTCAAGTGTGTCTGACTACCACCATCTGTACCGATATCTGTTGTGTTTTGTGATGGATCAGCATTGTCTGCTGCTATTCTGAAATCCACATCATTCGAGCTAGCGTTGAAAGTTATTTCAGTCGGACTTATGTTGAATAAGTTGTGACCTGAGAGACCATCGTTACCGTTACCATACACAACAAGTATGTCACTATCATCATTTGGTCCGTGTAAATACACAGCATCACTCGAACTATCCACATGTAACATTCTGGTGCTCTTGTCACTTTCAACACGCAAATCAGTGTCACTGTTACCATCCTCATTTACCACAACCTCACTACCATCCCCTCTGATCACAAATGCATGCTGATTGGTCGAGGTTCTGGTTATGATATCCACATCACTCTGACGTTTGTTGAACGTGATATGATCTTGTGTGTCATCCTCTAGCATCTGAATCATATCAACTCCACCGACTCTAAAATTGATCTCATCAAAATCAGTCGTGGTCGCTAGATTTGGATCGCCTATCGAGTTGACATAATGTGTTGTCTCATCCGCTCCAAACAACATGTATGTGTCTGTATCATCATTATGATATATAAAATCTTCTATACCTACTGTACCTCTTACATCTAAATCAAAGCTCGGTGATTCCATCACGTTGGAATGCGGCTCTTCATGAACCATACCAATACCCACCCGACCGATACTATCAACCACAAAGCCTCTGCTGAATGGACTTGCTGAGGTGTGCATGGTGAACGTTCCGCTGTCAAACAATTTGATACTACTCGTGTCATACATGTGTATATCTGTTTTGTTCAACCATCTTGTGTGTGTATCATCAAATGAGATGTAACTTGATCCACGAAACGCCACATTGTTTTCATGTATTTCATCACCTGCGTAATAATCATAATTGATGTATTCATTGTATACACCATCATGTAAATACAACCCATGTGGACGTGCAGGCCAATCAAAATATGTGGATGGTAAATGTTGATGTGACATATTGTAATTATTTATGCCATCATCCGGCTAAAATCTTGTTATGCCGGTGGTGGAGGGGGTTCAGTTGCTGGTTCAGTTGCTGGTACATCTGCTGGTGCTCCAAAATCCGGTGGAGCTCCCACATCACCACCAGCTGGTGGTGGAAGTGCTCCTCCCATATCACCCATTCCACCAGCACCCATCTCATCTCCACCGGCGGCGCCTTCAACAGCCTCCCGCCAATTGGGTCCTTGACTTTCTATTTGAGTTAATTCCCATGTTAGTTCTTTGTCTTTCTTCAGAAAAGCACGATTAGCCATCACATCCTTGTCCGTCCATCCTAGATACTTTTTCTGACAAAATGTGTTGGATATCATCTCATTCGCGCTCATGTTACTGAAATTACCGCTTTTTATCTCAAATATTTGTTGCTCTCTCAAAGCATGAAAGCTACTAGGTGGGTTGAATTCGACTTGTACGTTATCCTCCTTCAGGCCATATTCTTCCCAAAGTTTTTTCATCTTAAGATGTGTGATGAATGTGTTTTTCAGCCCCTCTGCGAATCGCTGATGTTGTCGAATAATGAATTTAGCAAATTTTAGCTCTTCTCTCAGTATCTCTGTACCGTCACTATAACTTGCTTCTGCTTCCAGTCTATTACTAGGTACCTTGAGTGCTTTGTACAATTTCTTCACAAAATACATCAAATCCGTTAATTCTCCTAAATTTTGCCCTCCGGCAAGTTGAGTAACTTCAGTGCCCGTGTTACCGGCTCTTTTTGCAAACCAAAAGCTATCGAGCATGCTTTGAGGGTTAAATGCATTCACTTGACCACCTTGATTATTATCAAATGTCTTGCGGTTCCAATAATTATGCATCAATTTTTTCAAATATGCTTCAGCTTTTGGTGGTGGCATGTTACCTACATCAACATTAAAAACAAGCTTCTCCGGAGCACGTACCATACGATACACAACAATACTGTCTTCTATCATTGTCAATTGTCTGTAAGCACGTCTAGCCCTTTCAATGAAAGGTAATCTCATTGTTTTATCTTCATTCCATATACCGCTATTGATGTATGTGATTTGATTTTTCTCGAAGGGGATATATTCGTATTTTTCTATCTGTTGAGTCTTTGGATTTATCACTGGTTGACGGAACAAATAACCTTTGATCATCGTGTTTTGCACATTATCATATATCGGGTCAATCAATTCCGTTGGCACGAGCAACACCCCAAGAATACCTTCATCTGTATGATCTGCATGAATTATATGTTCAAAATATATCTCCGAATCTACTAGCAAACTCCGATAATACTCCCAACCTTTGGTATCAAATTCAAAATATTTCATTATTTTATCGAACTCCTTGGTGAGTTCTGTTTTAGCGGACTCTGTTAGATCTGCATCTCGAAAACTGATGTTGACAACCTTTCCGTTCTCTTGATTGACATGAATCACATCATCACATATTTCATCTAACGCGTCCCCAACCTCCGCATATGCAGCCATGACCCTATAATCCTGCAATCGCTTCTCTTTGTCTTGGTCCGCATTGGCGTACATGAACTGATGATAATTTTTGTCAACAGCAACCGCTCCAACTCCTTGGTCCCAAGTCAGTACCTGTTGTGACACACTATGTTTAGCAAGCGTTATGTCACGTTTGGTTCCACCAGAGGAATAAAAATGTTTAAATTTTGGGTTGAGTGATTGTATGCTATCAACTACATGAGTCTGACTATAAGGTAGCTTGCTAGCTACATATGCCATAAAATTCCTACCAAATGTGGAGGACTTGCCGGTGTTCTGTTGGTATTTTGCCATTTGTAAATATATTTATCTATTCACACCAATTGATCAAGCGGTCTCGTATATTGTCTGTGATGCTGGATTATGAAATTCACCAGTCATCAATGTACCGTCTGACATTTTATGATACTTGCCTCTGTACTGCTCACCATCGACAAGACCCACGACATTTTCATTTGTATACTTGCTTTTAGTTATGACGGTGTGTGATATGTATCTCGGATTCAATGTTTCAGTTACTAATAGTTGTTTGCTGTGACCAGTCAAGTCTGTAAATGTTTTTGTGTCTATCAAGCGTATATCATCAAATCCACTCTCGATTGTATATGGCTCTACTTCTAAATTCATATTCAATATCAACTTTTTATGATTCGCGTACACAGCTGTCAACGAGGGTGTGTATATACTTACATCTCTGTCAGTAAAAACGTACTGGTGTTGGGTGTCGTACCTTCTCGGATCATGCAGATCACTCTGATCTGGAAGATCACCAATCTCGAAATCGATCGGTTCAAATCCGGTTTCAATCAATCTTGTCAAATATACATTATCAGATCCATCACCTGGATCATATATAATTTGATTTATTTTAGGTCCGTCAGAATCTACAGGCAATGTACCGTTTACAAAGGTTAGATCCAATTGATACCCATCAAACACTTGTTGTATTATGGAGCTCAAACTGAGTGTGTATGTTTTATCATTATCCGTAGGTGCTGATATTTCATCTGGATTGAAACGTATACTCTTGGACAGGACCTTATTTTCCCATGGCTTCCGGTTGGATGTCCTGCGTTTGACGATTGTTGTGTGATTCATTGTCAAGTCTATAACTTTATATCCAGTGGAAGATTTTTCAAAATCACTAATACAAAATCCATAGCAAACATCCTCCGCACCAGACAACTTACAAGAATATGACAACGTGTAAAGATCTATTGTTCTGTTGTAGCATAGTATAGGTGTGTCTATCTTTTCAACCTGGAAATTGGTGAGATCATCAGATAGTTGATATTCATCTAGTGTCGTGTCGTCACTTGGTAGTATTTGTTTAACTGACATCATATTCAACTCGATCATATACACATATGGGTGTACGAATATCTTTTCATCGACTGTTGATGTGAATGTTTGACCTATCATTAGCTCATGTGTGTCATTATTATAAAATGGTTTGATGAACATGTCACGCGAACTAGAGTCAGATCTCAACAAAACACTCTCATAATCACTTTTCAACAAAACACCTGTTATATCATCAAATCGAATCTTCTCAACATAAACATAATTTTCCGTCTGTATGTAAAGCACATCATAATACATATTCATGTCAATTATCTTACCTTCACGCACTTGTTGTATCAAACGAACACGATCAGTGTTAACAGATTCTCCAGTGTTTATTTGTAATTCCGTCAAAATTTCATGCAACGGCTTTACTACAGCATCATTATATGATCTAAAATATACTGTACCAGATTGATTTTGTAGTGAATATTGTGTTCGCTCTTGTTGCTCATCATAATCAATCTCTGTGAGTTGCGTTTTGCTTATATTTAACACACGATTGTAATACTCTGCAGTATTCTCAACCTCGAATGTATATTGAGCAGTTTCACCATCGAAGCAACTCTCATCGGAGAACAGCCCTCCGTCGACGTTCTCGTTTACCAGCACTTCTGTTCCGGACAGAGTTGGAGTATCATCAAACAACAATTGATCACCATAACCGGTGTTGAAATACTCTTCAAATGCATCAGTGGTTGCTGTTAGTGGTGTTGTGCCGGAGATAAAATACTCAACACCGTCTAGTGATGTCAAGCCATCACTAAATGTTCCGAACGCATAGTTATCTCGGATCACACATCCACGTGACGCTGGATCTATTTGCCCGCATGTTATATCAGTGAACAAACCACCATATGCCTGGGAATCATATACAGGCTCCATGCCTCTTTTCTTGAATCCATGGTATGTTATTCTTTTTAACACAAGCTCTGTTCTCTCATCATTGGGTTGATAATCCCATGAATTGTGTTCTTCTAGTACACTCTCGAAGGAACCGTCTGGTTTTCGCACCTTGACTGTTTGTCTCAAATCTTCAAACAGAGTCATATTTATCTGTTGTTCAACTTTGGGATCAACATCCCATCTGCGACCACCTTCATATATTTTGTATGATACACCTTCATCCCACAAGCGAGACCTTCTCTTCAAAGTGTCACCACCATCAATTATTTGACATGTACTGTTTGTCACGAAATCATCCTCTGACTCCCCAAATGCAAATACACGTGGCGGTTTGGGTGGGCTAGATTTATACACAGCATACTGATTACCGAAAATATCAGAAACCCACCTGGTCATTCTGTTGTGACCAGTCAATAATGTCTCTTGTCGACTATCAATGTCATAAATATTGGCTGCCGGTCGGCTGAACACATCACTATTTGACCAATCTTCATTTTGATAACCACTAAAAAACCCGGTTGGGTCATAAGGTCTACTCATACCACTGAAGCTATGTAAGCTTGATTCACCTTCGGACCGGTAAGAGTAAAATCTAGGCATTCGACTGGCATCCACAATATCACCAGCTAGAGCATCATTTGCCGCGGTGGCCTTCAACCACGTCACATCCTCAGCGTGTGTGATCAGATTTCTCGTGCCGTACTTGTTCGGATCGGGTACAATCGCGATCTCATCTTGTTGCTTGATGTTCGATATTTTTGGTTGATGACTGTAATATGTCAACATGCCAATATTAGAAGGTGTGAATATATTACCCAATTGCCCTGATGTCTTTAGATTCATACCTTCATACTGTGTTTGAATCACCGGTTGATTTCTGTTATAAAAATCTCTCCATTTATTCACCCCGGAGTATAATTCCGTTACATCACCACCTGACAACAGGAACATGTCCGCTCCAATCAATTGAGGTACAAACTCCTTCAAATTATATAAGTTTAAATTATTTTCTGATTTTTGATAATTTGAAAAATTTTCGTAATTTAATAATGAGATATTTTGATCAGTTATCTCTGGAGTGCTTGATATTGTTAGTAATATATCATCCGTCAATTCTAACACTGGTAAACATTCACTCAACAAATTCTCAACTGCTGATTGTATATCAGTAAATATATCTGGATCGTATTCAACCGGTAAAAAGCTATCGATATCCTCATCAATTTGATATAGTTGTTCGATACTCACGACATTTTTATTGGTACCTGTGATGTTGGTTAGTATTTGATCTCCTAGAACCAATCGCGCTGACAAAACTTCTGGTATTTTGTTGTATATTAACCGTTCAATAGTTTCTATCGAACCAGTTGCTCCACTCCGAGTACTTGCTTGTCTTATGCTTTGCCTTGCATCCGCATAATATAACGCTAGTTCTTTGATCTTCTCAGCGAAGAATGTTGTCGCTGCCGCTACGTGCCGAGTGTTGTTATAGTCTATGTTGGTTAAAAATCGCTTCTCTTCTGTTGTTGTGTAGTTTAATGCTATATTTTTAATCAACAGTTTGTATCTCTCTTTTCTTTGATATGGAGTCTTTTTATCTGTGGTATAACTATTCCAAGCTTTTATATATTTGTTGTACTCAATTGTTCTGTCTTTTGTTGTATCGGTTGTGCCTTTGGATTGAGCTAGCCATTCACTATAACTATACGGTGTTGTGCTGTCATCTCCGGATCCAGAAACAATCACACTACCGTCAGGTATATATTTTGATAACGCTGTTAGATCGTATGACATTATTGATTATTTATAGATTCAATACCATCCAACAACCCTAGACCGTCCCTTAATGTTTTTTCTATCATCACATGCGCAACTCCCTGATACTCAAACCACTCATCAAACGTAGTGTCTATATCAATGGTTGTCTGTGGGCTATTCCAATCTATTATATTGTTCCTGTAAGTTAATTGTTCTGGTGTAGGTTCAACATACTCAAACACACTATAAAACTGCCATGCATTTCCATTTTCTGGGAAGCTCATGCCCCAACCCAACCGATCCAAATCTTCATGTGAGCTCACTGACAAGTTTAATGCGTATGATGTTAAACCGTCATATTGTGTGGAATATCCAATTGTGTTGTCAACATCCTTGATTAAAATCGTTCCAGATATTGACTCATCATTGACACTCTGATAATATAATTTCTCTGGCAACGGACCACGTATTGGATCGTCGTCTGTTTTTATAATTATTTTACCGTATTCAACATTTTGATCCGCCACATGTATAGAAGGCTCTGCGCTCAAGCCCGGGGCGTCTGTGATTATTATCGGGTGACCGATACTTTCAACTTCAAATCTGTATGTTCGATTACGGAACAACACTATGGTCATGTTTCTGTTTTGTTGTGTTCCTATCACAGTTATTACACCATTGTCTTGTTGAGTATACAGTGGCTGGTATTCCTCAATTGTGCTCACGTGTTCTGGCGACAATGGTCTGGATCGGTTTGGTGTCAGTACGGATAAATATTCATCATCAACTAGCTTCAGTTTGTACAACCGGCCATCCTCTAACCGAATTGTTCTGCCTTGTACTAGGCTGTAATTACCTGTATGCTCTTCATGTAACACAATCTTCTGATCTACAGATAAATTTAAATTCTGTATGAGCTTCAGTCTTATGGGTATTTCTCTTGCATAAAAATCATCAAAACCATTATATTCGGATTGTTTTTCTGATGACATCTTGTTATACACATGCAATGCTCTCTCAGGTGTGATCGCCCGGATGATCCCATCTGGGTGCCATCTCCAAAATTCCGGGCTCAGAGATGGCTTCAAGTTTCTCTCCGGACTGTTCAGACACTCATAATAACGCTTACCGTACTTGACATAGTCACCAGTCGAATATCCATGGTTTGGATCCCAATCCAACACAAACATCAACTCTGGACCTAGATTCACTCCTGCGACTTGCTGAGTCCAGTTCCCGAATTTTTCAAAATCTAACTCCTCTGTTACTGTGGTGCCTTTCAAGCGTGAGAAACTTATAGACAACAAGTCTATCAAGCGCTGCATCTCCGCCGGAAAAGTGTACCCCGTACCGGTCAATTTATAGTTGACTAGTTCAGCCAAGCCGTGTAATGCGTTAACGGTACACGTGTCTATATCAGAGCAATTATTAACATAATTTGCTATACGCTCGTAAATTTTCTTACCCAGTGAATGTACACTTGATGATGTGGTACCGAACACAGCACTTAGTAACTCTTCATATAAACGTGGACTGTTTACCAAACTAGGTTGTTGCATATAAGACCGTAACACCCCGGCAAAGTCTACATCTTCATTTATTTTGACAACATCTCCCACTCCGGTCTGAGGTATGAGCTCAAACTCTTCACTAGCTCCCGTCACGCTGACATACCCAGTAGTCTCGTCACTTGATACCGGGCGATCGTCATACTTGTTTATCCAGCGAAATCCTGTCCAATCACCAATCGCGCATAACTCTGACTCAAATCGAGTACCGGAAGGGGGAGGTGAACCGTGAGTTGTTCTGAACATTGTATCACCTCCTGATAATGTCATGGTGTTGTGATAGTTCAAATACGCTTGCATCTTCTCTGCACTCGTTCCAGGCGACATGGTCACGTTGTTCAAGAACACCTGTATCTGTTCCTTGGTCATGTAACTATCTGGATATAACATGAAATCATCTCGTGTGGCTTGTCGATCACTAGACAACGCCTCTACCCAGCTAAAATGCTCACTCGGTAGTTGATTCTCCGTCAGCTTCACATACGCACTCAATGTCGGTTGATCTGAATTCATAGCATACACTATTTTATCGTTATTGTTAATCACCAGTAAATTGTTAGCTGTGTCCATGGATATACCCTCAATGACCGACTGTCTACCAGCGTTGTCACGTCGGTCATGTGTTGCAGCGGATAGCGGATGGTATCTTGGATCATCGTATGCAGATCCTACCGCAACTGTCATGTCTATACTGCTCTTGAGTGTGTTGTATCTAGAGCAAAATCTATTGCCCCAGGATACCCAAATATTGTTCCTCACATCCGGGGTCAAAAAGCTAGCGTTGTTCATGTAATGAAACGTATCCGGTTGGCGACTATCAATCTTTGGCTTGGGTATAACGTTAATGACCAACGCTATAGTGTTGGGGTAATTCTCATCAACATACAAAAATCTCTCCGGAGTGAATTCATCAACTGTCAATGATACTCTATAAGAGTCTATACCAGATACACCATTAGTCAATACCTGACCTGATTTACTGAATTCAAATGGATCAGAGCTCAGAGGCAGTGTTAAATTTTCATCTAACATGTATTGAAATCTCAGATTATGCTTACCGTTATTATAGTACTGATTCTCGAAATGATACGTGTTACCCTCATATAATGTTATTTGCGGATTGGTCTCGGCGCCAAGTCCATCGATAAGTATCGCCGTCTCGTAAAACTCCTGTCTGCCAAAATCATACTTTTGTTCCATATTAACAACAATTGTTATCTCTTCATGTCTTGGTGGTGCGGGTTTCAACATGTCTTGAAAGTCTGTACCTTCCAGTGAGCTAACAACAAAGCGTAGCGATAAACTCTCATCAAAACTATACAACATGCTGATCACTTGATCATCTGGTTGACCATCGTAAGTTAATCCAGTACCTTCAGTTATAGCCCATACATGATCACTAACATCAACGCAGAGATCACCGGTGAAGTATCTATCCTCTCCCGGGAATTCGAATTTGTGTAGAAAATTACCATTACTATCATACCTCGCGATGAAGCTACAGAGAGGGTTTGTGTATGTAACAACAATGTCATTGTTCTTACAAGTCTCAACAACTGATGGGTTGATTATACTCTCTCCATACTCCCCTGGCCGGCCATTCACAATGTTCATCTGATACTCTGGTTCTATCGTCCAGTGTGATGATGGTTGTGTTGTGCGTGAATCAGCTAGAAAATTAACAACTGGAGGCACAGCGTACGCGATTGGTAGATTTGTTGTGCCGTCAAACTTCACTGTAGAGACGGTATCATACAACGTGACCCAATAGTCCATTTTTCCATCTAGAGATACACTGCTAGGCGTGTAACCATATGCATCCGGATCCTTAGGCCAATGATTTTCTGTTATTTCATCTGGTAATATATCCGATAACGACACATCTGATCTGTTGGTACCGTTTCTCCAGTATCTTATGATCTGATCGGTGTCACCATCAACAGCGATCACATCACCATAGTGATCCACCGCGACTCCGTACAACCCGCTACTACCAGGTGTGAGTGTGGAGACAGGTGGAGTGTAAGATTGTGTGAAGCCATCATCACCATAGCTATATTCTCTATGGAACACAGGCTTTATTTGCCACAGTCGATCATTCGACGGGTTGGTTATATAATAATAAGCCACGTCGTATGTGAACGTTTCTGGTGGTTTGATCAATGTGTGTGCATAGAAGCGATATTTAGTTTTGTCGTAATTGTATTTTAAATCTGGTTGCTCTAGATTTGCAAAAGTAAGCCAACTACCAGGTGTTTCAAAAGTTGTATCAGCTGGTTCTAACTGCATGTTGATAGATTGTGTATCGTCAAAGTTTGATGTTGTTGTTAGATAACCAAAGTACTGTTCACCAGAGCGGGTTGTCCAATCTCTTGGTCGGCCATGAGGATATAAATGATCTGACAGGGTGGTGGTTTTGAGGGTTTCTTGCTGTTCCGGAACGATCTCACTATACAATACGGACACCATTTTGTTTCTAGGTGTTTCATCCACAACAAATGTCAAGGGCTCCAATGTCTTACGATCCGCTAACCAGACACGAACCTGTTTGTTTGATTCATTCTTTGCAACAATAGAACCAATGTCCCACACCTTGAAATCCTCATCACTCTTGTATGGTGATTTTATTTGCTCGAATGTACTATCATTACCACTCAGGTACATGGTAACAAAACCTTGAGCTGTTAATACATCTGTTGTTATATCACCACCGGAGAATGACTCAGTAGGCGCATACCAACGTGATGACAACGGTACAATCTCATCAGTGTTTATAGTGTTGCCGCTCAAGTCCATGGTGCGAACCGCGAGCGGTTGTGGTGAGTTGAAAAATTTCTTCCCGGTCAAAAAGAATCCTGGTTCATGTATACCAGTGGATGTTATTGATAATTGTCTTGGGTTGTTGAATTTTACCTGCATCGGAAGCCCAACTTTTTGTGTTTCGTACACTTGAAAGTAGTTCGACTTCATCAGCTCAAATTTAGCTATTTCAGTGTCTCCTGGTACCACTGGAAATTTGGATGTATCAAAAGATGCATATAGAATTATGTCTCTATCCTCTGAACCTAAATTCGCGAGTACAGCTTCCTCTTCAGATATATTTGTGTTGGCTTGAGTGGCTGCTGCTACGTTGTTGCTGAGCTGTGTGCTTCTCGCGCTCGTCAATCTATTAGGATTATCATCAATGTAATTTACCGTAGTATGACCAGAAGTTCCCGCGAAAATAGCAGTGCTGTCTTCACTTGACGCTCTAACTAGATCCGTACCTTCACGCTTGACGTATATGAATTCATTCGCAGTTTGTACTCTTTCGATTGGTTTGCGGCTCTCTTTACCTTGAATGAATCTCCAGCTGGGAATGAAGTGTGTGTCCGGGTTTGATCCGTATTGTTTTTTTGTCAGTGGGCGGCTCTTGCTTCCAGTAGCGTATAAATTTATAAAATAACCACCATCACCACTCACCATATGCCAGCTTTGCCAGCTGTTCATACGATAGATCGATAGATCGTTACTAGGTGATCCACAAACAACTCGCTCAGGCTGACCACCGAATGGATCAGCTATAGTTGGTGTGTACCATACCAAACTATCAGGTATATAATTCATCACACGTATCTTCTGTGTCAATCTGTTTTTGTGCGTCACACCATTTTGATCAGTAAAAATCGTTGTCACATCATATTCACCTGGATATGGATAATGTTTTGTCACGCTCACACCGGTGTGGTATGTACCATCTCCCATGTCCCAAATTAGCTTGTCCATGCTGGCACCTATGTATGTGTTTTCTAGTGCGGATAATTCTGCTGTGAATGTAAATTCAGTATCAGGTAGAGTGTAACCAGTTAATAATGTTGTGCATGTGTCTATGCTACCTAAACTGTTGTCCGAACGGAATGGTACAACAACATCAGTGAAGCTCGAGCCTACAAGTTGTTCATAAGTGGCCATGATTAACTAACAACTCGTATTTTATCAGATAAACCAAACGAGTCGTTTAAATAAGGATATTTATAATATGGTAACTTTAAGTTTTGTGTTGTGATTGTTACATCTTCATCAACATATACCGGATTCCAAATACATAAACTCAAGCCAGCGGTACGTTGTCCAGTGTCTGATCGTACAGTTGTAATCTCATCAACCCCCTCGACGCTTAACAACTGTTGACTCAATTCTGTTATCTCTATTTTTTGACCTAAACTAACATTTGCATTTGAGAAAAAATTCACAATCACTTGTGTGAACTGATCAATTATTGCAGAGTCATCACGCGTTACACTAGATTCACGTTTAATTTCCACGTATGTGTTGTCAACATGATCAACAATCTCTTGCTCAGTCGCATCTCGTGTTGCTATGTTGACAGCCATGTACACTGGATCCATAATTATAGGTTGATGTGATACCATCATCAATCTGCGTATATCATCCAACATCAAACTCTTTTGAGCTGGATTCAAGAACGAGGTCATGGGCTGTAGCGATGTACTTTGTGTGATTTTCGGTACCGCATAAATATATATGTTGTTACCAGTATATGGTGATGCATAATCTAGATGATTTGTCATGATACGACTCTCGGTCATCGGGTTGTTCAATCCCACATCCTCTAATAAATATTTGAAGTGACCATCCAAAAATGTTTTGTTATCAACAGCTAATGATGATGTCAATATTCTGTCAAAGTTTTTCGCAACATGTGTGTTGAAATCCACAAGAGTCACGAGTCGGTCTTGACTGATGTAATGTACGGGCGCTTTTTGTTTTATTTCGTCAATTGATTCTCTATCTTGCGGATTGGTGCTAGGTGTATCATTTGTCAACTGTAACATCTCGATGTTGTCAAGTGTGATGTATTTTATGTTTTCCGGTCTAACATCTGACATTATGGTGTTGAATTTTGTTGTACCCTCTATAACAAATTTACTGTCATCCAAAAAGTTAGATCCAACAATACCTTCATCTCCGGCAGATTCTAAATAATAAACTTGTATTTCATCTCCAGGCTCTAATCTCCTTCCGTTGATGTTATTACCGAATTTTATCTCGTATGATAAATCTTCACTCAACCTTTTTTCAAAAACTAGATCCTCGGATTTATACAGATATAATGATGGTGTTTCTTTATACTCGTAATATTTGTCTGTGTCTTTATGTTTAACGTACACATGCACATTGAAGTGGTCGATATGTTTGTCTTGTCCATTGAGTGCTAACGCTACAATTTCAAAGTTTGACCCGGTCGCTTCAACCGGTACACTCTCAACCCATCTTCCTTGATACATCAAATGATTGTCACCTATCACACTTATCAATTCACTTCCGGTTGTGTATTTTGTGAAAGATATATCTTTATTGATAGAGTACACGATGCTGTTGTTATTAACGAATGTGTATCTCGGTATTGTGTATGTACCGGGAACGAGGTCTTCAGTGGCATTGACGGTGAACGATAATGTGCTTGTTTGATACCCTAGTGGATTGTAGTTCAATAACTTTACAATTCTGTTTACATTTTCATATATCGTTGACTCTGTGAACACACTCTCACTTGCTGTTTGATTTAAATAAAACAACAACACATGATAACTATATGCAATCACATCAATAAATGATGATAGATTGCTACCCTCGTATATCTGATCTGTGAACGTTCCCTGCTCATTAAGTCGTTGTATTATCAGCGATTTGAGACTCTGTGCATCAAATGTTGTATATGCTGTCTCCGGTAAATTATAATCTGTTAGGTGTTTACTCATTTTCTGTTAAAAAGTCAAATCCGTACTGACCGAGTGCGGCGTCATACGTCTTACTTATATTTAAGCTAGGGATCTGTATGGCTAGCTTGATTATGTACTGATTGTTTTCCGGATCTGAAATTACTGACACTTGATTGAGCCTAACTCTGGGCTCGAATCGTGTTATACCATTTTGTATAGCTTCACCTATCTCACGTGCTGTGAATTCATTTACTGGTTCGAACAACCATTGAGTTAGATTGATACCAAAACCTGGATTCAATATCTTTTGCCCAGGTACCGTGTTGAACAAGTTAGATAGACTGTTCACAACAGCTCCTTCATCAACTGATGCATGTAAATCTGTACGTGTCGATTTACTGAATAATGTTTTAGTTGATGGTTTAGTGTTTTCTGATAGATCCAAGTATAAATCCCGGTATTTTATTCCGTTACCTTCAGGTTTTTTTGCTGCAGCAATTTTTTTAATGTTTATAGACATACATAATTATTTATATTGTAGGTTGGAAATGAGCGGGTGAATAATAAATAATTACGATGACTAGTAGATTTGACACAATATTTGAGAGTAATTTCACACGTTTTCAGGGCGGAGGCTTCTTGACAGGTGATATTATCAAGTTTAAAGAGAGTTGGGAAGCGGATGATTGGTGCAAAAGCGCACCAGCTCAGGTTATTGAGAAACTCAAAGAATTAGCAGGGTCAGACTTAGTTTTACGTGTTAGTAGCGTGAAGCCGATCCGACCTACAGTTAATTCCAGTGTTGATCAAGCACTAGGAGTGGATGGTTTTTATTTAGATATAGCTCAGGAGACTGCACCAGGGTACTGGAACGGACATTTTGTTACTGTGCCTCAACAGCTTGTCGAGCTTAATGGTGCCAATGACGGTCCACCGGAAGTGCCGGAGTCGATGAAGAGGGATGATCAAGTAGATCTCAAACCTAAAAAACTAACAGGTGAGGATACATCAGAAGCTGAGAGTGATTTAATGACAGATCCGCAGTCACAGACAGGTACAGATGATAAAGTGAATAGATCGATGACGGATACGAACACTAAGCTACCGGGAGCAACTGGAGCAAAATCTTACACCGCTAAATACCTATCGTAATTTATGCCAGAGAAAAAAACAACCAAACCTAAGAGACCACGTGGTCGTCCTAGAAAAAAACGTGTTGAGGAGAAACCTCAGAAACAAGCATGCTGTGAGCAAAAACAATGTTGCATGTCTAAGATCTGTATCTGCAGAGCGTTTAGCGCTGTTGGTAGATTTTTAAAATCACTTGTTGGTAGATAAAGTTAACAAACAACTATAAAAGTTAATTTCAGGATCTGCGACAAACGCGGATCTATATATATGCTCCGACACTATCAACATGTGTTCAGATTTCTTTAAATCGTTCACACCAGGGGCCTCATCTACATAATTAAACAAGGATCTAAGTAACTCATTATAATCACCACCGAACACATGTTCATTTTCAATGACCTTCTTCCGAGCCTTTATCGCCAAACCTTGACGCGTGATATTATATAAACTCTCTACAAATGCATCCTTGACCTTGACTAGTTCATTTAAAAACAACTTACCTTGATGTGTATTTTTTTGTATTTCATTTATACATCTTCTCAAATCAGGTAAGCATGTCTTAACATAAGTGTGTAGCTTTTCAAATTCAGACACTTCAATCTGCTCAAGCTCTAATATTTTCTTGATCCTATCAATGCACAAATCCGGTGGAGGTGTCAGATCCAAAGACTGACAGCGACTCAGTAGAGGTGGTATTATTCTATGTTTATAGTTTGCTGTGAGTATGAATCTAGTGATTGAGGAGTGTTCCTCCATGGTGTTTCTCAACGCTCTCTGAGCATCCAAACTCAGCCCATCTGTTTCATCTAGTATGATACACTTAATTTTACCGTCAAAACTCTTAGTCCTAGCAAAATTGGTAACCTTGGTCCGTATTGTATCAATACCATTTTCATCACTCGCATTTATATACAAGTATTGACATTGTAATACATCTTTACAAAGCAATTTAGCTAAACTTGTCTTGCCGATACCAGCATGACCCACAAACAAAAGATTGGGTATCTCTTTTTGCTCATCGAATTTAGTTAATACACGGCGATTCGAATCGCTTAGAATTATATCGACTAATTTAGTCGGTCGATATTTCTCAATCCAAAGATTATCAAACATATAATTACACGCCAGAGGAACCAAATCCTCGTTCCCCGCGGGATGTGTCTGTAACTTGATCAACAAATTCGAACACCGGTTGGATCAATTCGTAAACAACTAGCTGAGCTATCTTGTCACCTTTGTTAACATGGTAGCCCACATCACTGAAATTGTACAACTTGACACCCAAATCACCCCTATAACCATTATCAATAACACCTAGATGTGGTTGAATGTTATGTTTGAATCCTAGACCACTTCTAGGTTCGATCCGGATCCAGTAACCTGGAGTGATATCCGCTAGCGTTAAACCTACAGGTACTACTGATGAACCACGCGAATCGACATATCTATCCTCAACTGCTACTAGATCGAATCCAGTATCACCAGTCTCAAGTTCTTTGTTGTTTGCTGTCGGTAGCACAGCGTCTTGATGTGTTTTTTTAAGTTTTACAATCATCCGTTTAATAACGTTTCATCATCTCTCAGAGGACGAACATTAACCTCCACTGGCATCGAATTCGATCTTAACCAGCTCAACAAATCGTTTAATTTGTCATTATGTATAACAAATGATCCATGGCCTTGTACTTCTACAGTTATCATATTTTTATTATAATATATCAGTCTTTGTTTTTCAACAACTTATTATAAATATAATTACATGGACGAAGAAATGGACAAGCAAGACGTTAAGTCACTATTAGAACAACTCAAAGATTCTACTAAGATGGCTAAACAGGTACAAAAGGAACCATTTGTACTTGATAAAAAAGATTTGGAGCAATTTGTTTTGAACAACACTGGCAGGTTAATACAAGACAGTATGCAGACAATCGATAGTATAAAAGAGTATATAATTAGTGCACCAGAACCAGAGGACGTACATTCATTAGCTGAGCTGTACAAAGCAAGTACTGGTGCGATTGAAGCGCTAAACAAGATACTGATACAGCAACAGCGCGCTGATGCTCAGATCACCGTTAAAACAATGGACATACAATCCAAGCAAGCTCTCGCTAATAGCAAAGAAGAAAAGAGTACATTCACCAGAGAAGAGATCATGGAACAATTGTTCAACTCTGGAGATTTGATTGATGTTGACGCGGAGATTTCTGATAGTGATTAAACCGCTAAATTGCTATCATTTGTACTGTTGTTGGTGTATCCGGCCGGTTTTCCGTATCTACTGACCGTTATATCATCATCCGTCAATTCGTATGATTTTATTCTGTTCTTGAATAAATCTACCGCTAATGTGAAATCCTCTACTTTCATCATGATTTGTTTGGGTTTGTTGACAACCATATAATTTTCTCTATCACTCAACAACATCAATACATCATACAACCCCTTTAAGTGTTCTCTTATCGCGGCATCAACCACTTCAACCTGTTGATACATTCTGTCAAAATGTAATTGATCATTGACAAAATTATTACCATGACTATCTGTTGAGAAGCTTGGCATAACACCGGTGACAAGCTCGTCTCTGCTAGCATCCTCCATCATATTAGCTACATTGACACGAAATATCTTGTTGGTATGTTTTGATAGCTGATCATTGAATGCAATGGATTCACTGCGAGTACAATATTTAGCCACTCCTGCGATTGTTGTGGGTATTGAGTATGTAGATCCATAGGCTTGTACCTCTGTGTCCCACACCGGTAAGGTGCTTGTATCGAATGTATCATTTATATTTTTAAGCTGACCAACACTCTCACTAAAATTAACAAAATATTCATTATCATCACCTAACAACTCGATCAAATCCTGCTTCACAACATCGTGTGCTGTTGTGAATTTATCCATCCACCACAATTTGAACCATGCAGACAAATCTTTCATACCAAAAGCGGAAGAAATTGTTGGTGGTGTTTTTTGAATATCTAATATCGGTGTTACAGGCTGTTTGCTGTCAGTTGTGGTTGTTTCTATTTCCCACTTACCTACAGATTGTATGTCCGGATCGCCAGTCCATTTTCGCGTAGTAACTGTTGTTTGTACCTCTATTTGATCATCACCGATTAGTTTAGGTTCATCATATTTGTTACCAGATGCTGTTTTTATCTTGAGTTGATCTGGTAGTTGATCTCTATAATTCTTGTTGAGCAGTTGCTTGTCAGTTACATCTCTCTTGGTCACACCGTCTTTTGAGGACTTGAGATCAAAATTACCGGCATTGAGCTGTTTGTAAAATTCTATTTTACTAGTCGTTGGATCGCTATGTGCGTCAGTATGCCAGTAGTTTATATTTAATGCCACTTCATCTGCTAGCTCGGTTACCAAATCAATATAATCAGATAGATGTATCTGAAAGTCTAGCGAGGTGGCTAGATTTACGTCAATAAAACTCGGGTCTGTTGTTTGTAATGTCATCAGGTTGTTATTTTTTCGGGGTCTTTACCAAATATATCAATAATATTGAACCTCTCATCCGGAGTGTCATACATGAATGGTTTGATCCCTAAAATTGTGTTTGTATATCCTTGTGCTGTGATGCGATGTGTAACACGTGTCACGAAATATTGACCGAGTACTTTTGATTCATAATCACTATCAATATAGTTGTTTGATCGATCGATCGCGATCCATACACCTGATCGGCGAGCTGTGTTGCCTTTGGAATTGAATTGTATGGAATTACCAAGTAGAAATGCTGCCAATAATTTTTTATTTCGACCGACACTCAAGCTCGCGGTCTTGTCTGGCGTCCAGCTAGACTCTACCGATATGTTTAAGTTTGTATTTCTAGTTGAATCAGGCAACCAGCTAGTGTAACCATGACCTCCATCACCTCCGAACGTGTGATTTATAAACATGCTCTGAAACTGATTATAGACATTTAATAAATTACCTTCGTTTAAATCAACACTAAACTTTTTACTACTTTCATCATATCTATGAACAGCCACACTGTTTAAAATCTCTTGACAATCAACACCATTTATTTCATTAAACACATAGCTATCGATCACTGAAATATCCGGGAAATGATAATTGATCATCGGACTAGATCTATCACCACCGAATGTTTTTGATGCCGGTGGTATTTCATTTGGATCAGCTTCAGAATCAAACGATAATGTGAAATATTCGGATTGATATGGTCCGGGACCTTTGTTATCGTCAAGTGCTCGAGAAAAGTATTTTGTTATGGGTAACAACTCCCAACGTTCTGTGTATCTCTGCAATTTGAGAATACATGGTTGGTTGTTGTTTCCACCGGAACTCACATGACGATCGAGCACATAATTAATATCATCTATCGCTTTATGCCCGGCTGGACTGGTATAAAACATTTTATTGTCACCAAATTCCCAGTGTGTTGAAAACAATCCCTTCGTGTCTTCTGTGAGCAATGCTGCTCCGAGCAAGTCTTGTATTATCTCTCCTGTATTTTTCGCACGGTCGGTATCACTCAAGTGGTTCACGTGTGTCTGTCGATCAACATGTGCTCCGGAGGCTTGCTGTATATTTTTTGCAGTGCTATAATACAGATTCTTCTCCCGGAGCATTTGTAGTCGATAATCATGAAAGTATACTTTTTGTAATTTATCTTTTTTTACATCACTCGGTGTTATGTCTTCAATAGCATATATGGTGAATAAAAATCTCATACTATGAACCATGCTACCGATTTTCTCTTCTGGTACCTCATGTTCATCACTAGCCAAATGTGGTTCCATCTGAATGTAGAGCATGTCTCTAGCGTCTCCTCTGAATCTATATGATCTTATATCAACTGTGTCGGATCTAGGTGTATCAGATGCCATCTGACTCGAAACTCGTTCAATTATATCATCTGGATTTTTAAACGTCATGGTTCCTTTATGAAACCAGTCTAATATGTCATCCTCTATTATCAGTTCGTCAATAAATCCTTTCCGGATTTTTATAGCTCTGGAATCCGGGTTGATTAGATACACACCGAACTGAAATCTTCTGTCATCAAATTGCTCGATACGCTTCGGATTACCGACATCAAGATTTAGAGAATCTATTAATATCTCATAATAATCAAGAACACCACTCATATCTTTAGTTTTATTTCATCTATAATAGCTCGTACCATTTGCCCTGTCGGTATCAACAATCGAGTACCAGGCTCAGGTAGTAAAAATGTATTTTTAATCTTGTTGATACATGCTATCAACCACCATAAATCAATTCTACCAAAATGTTTATATGATATCACAGTCCACGGCTCTTCGGATTTTGTATAATACACATCGAATCCACCAGATACCATTTCATCCGGGAACTTGATTGTGTTGAACAAATTATAGTAGAAGTGTTTACCTCCTTGCTGTTTGTACACATCAAAAATCCTATCAAGATTAAATTCTTGGTTTTTTGACAGTTTGAGTAACACTGCAACTTCGTACTTATTATACTTTATTGCCTCACTCATCGCTTGATTGTACCAGTTTTAACTATATCATTCATTGATTCACGTAACATCTGATATTTAAAGTTTTGAGTCTCAGAAAACAACTCTGTGAACGTCAATGTGACATTATACGCGTCTGGTATGACTGCTAAAGTTTTTCGGTTACTCTCGATCCAATTACCTGTGGCAGTCTGCCGGTTCTGACCTTTATCAGCATGATCAATCACTTTGACAGGAATGTACATCTCCCTTCGCGCTCCAACAAAATCAACTGTCATATTTGTGAGCGCTGAGTATTTACTATACCAAACTCCCGGGATGTATGATTCATATATACACGGAGGATCAATCAAATCCCTACTAACACGATTAGGTGTGTTTTGATATGATAATAGATATAAAAACTGCCAGTTTCGTACAATTTCACCATATGACTTAGTGTTGAATAATGGAAATGTAACTGTGTAGGATTTTTCCCGTCCGTCAAATGTAAATCCTTTTGGTGTTTCAATCATTCGACCAGGAGCGGTCAACTTGCTCATGCTTGCCCAGGCCGCCACTTCGTTCGCACCTTCAGCAAAATCAGTTAAAGCTTGTGTTAATTTGGTTCCACCACCAGTTGAACCAAATGAACTACTATTGTTAATGTAACTGTCTTGCATGTATGGAAATGTGTACCTAAAACCGGTTTTGGATGTAGTGTATAACAAACCATACGGGTTCATTGGGTCATAATATGTCTTTTCATTACCTAAATTGTTCACCCCTCCATCTACCTTTGCACCGATATTCTTCACTGCTTGTTCGTAACTTCCCTCTGTAATGGTACTAAACACCTTTTTCATTCCTTCCGCAGCATCACCAGCGCTCGCGATCGCAGCCATCCCCATGTTGAGCATTTGATTGAGCGCAGTATTAGTTAAAATCTTATACTCTTTTACATTCAACATGGGCACCTCTCTCCGAGATGATACAGGTGATTCTGTCCAGTGGTGATTGTCACGTACATTCACAAGTACAGATGGTTGCTCTGAATTCTTAGTTACATGATTATTTTCCGCAGCTGCAATTCCTCGATTTATCGGTAGCAGTGTGGGAGATGGACCATATCCACCAACATTCTTCATCCATTGACCTAGATCTTGTTGAGCTTCTTCTGACGTGCTACCCTCAAGCATGGCGCGCTTGGGATATGACATGAACCAGTAGAAGCTTGTAGATTCAGTTGCTCCGGAGATTTGCAAATCATCATATTCTTCTATTTGTCCGGTGTTTGGATTGGCACGAAATGTTGTATCTTGTATAGACATGATTAAGACTCGTTATGTACTAATATGTTGTTTGCAAAATAGCATTGTGTTGGTGTTACAGCTAGAGAATATACGCGGCTTGGTGCTACATCGGATATCACATGGCATGCCTGTATTGTGGATTTAGTACCATCATGTTTGAGCAGCTTGGTTCCTTTTGTCACACAATCAGCGCGCGTCCATTGTTTGGTTTCTGGTATGTATATCTTATGGTCGTGTGTCAGTACAAGAGTGTCACCTTGCTCACACTTGATATACACAAAATCCTTACAGTCAGACGTCCTCACACTAGACACAGTTGCAGCGACTTTTTTCGAGTCGTACGATGCAATCTCGATTACATCTTGTGTGGTGATCATGTCGAGCAAAATCGCGATATTTGTCGAAACCTGAGTCTCGTTGGTCATAATGACCACCTCTGTGTCTTTTGTTAGCATAGTAGTATTTATCACTTGTTGTACAGTCTCCCTACAACTCGGTCTCTGAATGACATTATATCAGATTCCACTGTTACATTGTTAACGTTAGTAGTGTTTCCACCGCTGTTAACTACGGTATTTCCTTGTTTGTCGATCAGCCCATGTTGTTCTAGCACTTCAAGAGTTTTCTTCTGTATACTAGCTGTCTCCGTCATGACATGTATCATCTTATCGACCTTGCTGCTCAGCTCATCACTGGATTTTTTAGCATTTTTATCAAGACCATCAGCGGTCTTCTTGTACGCTTCTGATTGTTCGTATATCCTCCGCGAGCCTTCATTTATATTCTCACCAGCCATCCGTAAATACTCCCAAGCATGCGGACTGTTCGGTTTTGGAAATTGTTCTCCAACAGTCTCGTTTATCTGTCGAGCGCCTTTGTTTATGCTCTGACCAGCGGAGTTGATATCGTCTGACGCTTGATCAGTGTCTATTGTTGGTATGTCTGCTGATAATCTGGCGGTGCCATCCAACTTAAAGTTCGTGCTTGGTAATTCCTCCACCGGGCGGTTTTGATTTATCATCTTACCAACTCCAACATCATCTAATCCTTTGATGTATTGTTGTAGTGCGGCTTTTTCGCCAGCATCACTTGTTGTTTCTATCTTTTTCTTCAAATTCATGTACTCGTTGTACATTGATTCAGTTACCTCGTATTGTCCACTGGCAAGCTGTTCACTTGATATTTTCTGCCCACCT